TGCACCTACCTGCGCCTGCTCGATCGACAGCGCGTCAACGATGCCGCGCGCGGTGTCATGCTCGCCTACGCGGTGGGCAGCGATCTGGATCAGCTGGCGGCACTCTTCGGCATCGCACGCCTGGAGCTCGATCCGGGCATGCCGCAGGAGGGCATCCCTCCCCGCTATGAAAACGACGAGGACTTCCGTCGCCGCATCCAGCTGGGGCCGGAGGGCTTCAGCGTGGCAGGCCCGGAAGGTGCCTATGTATTCCATGCACTAAGCGCGGATCCGCGTGTGCTGGACGCCAGCGCCACCAGCAGCACGCCTGGCGAAGTGGTGGTGTCGGTGCTGTCGCGTGAAGCGGACGGCACCGCCACCCAGGGCCTGCTCGATGTGGTCGAGGCGAAGCTGAGCGCGGATGACGTGCGCCCGTTGACCGATCACGTGCTGGTGAAACCGGCGAGCATCATCAACTACGCCGTCGCCGCTACGCTGTACACCTTCGCTGGGCCCGACTCACAGGTCGTGCTGGCCGAAGCGCGCATGCGCCTGGACCGCTACATCGTCGAATCGCATCGGCTTGGCCGCGACGTTACCCGCTCCGGGCTGTTCGCTGCACTGCATGCCGAAGGCGTACAGCGCGTGGTGATCGACAGCCCCGCCGCAGACGTGGTGGTGGACCGCACCCAGGCCACGTACTGCACCGCGGTCACGCTGGCGCATGGTGGCAACGATGAGTGAGGTCACCACGCGCTTGGTAAATGCGCGTCTGCGTGGCGCGGTTGATGGGAAGAACCAGGTATTCCGCCATCCCGGCGGCATGCTGGCAACGTTGCAAGCGGTATATCGCACGGATGGGCAGGGGCGCCGGCGCGTGGACGATGTTTCCATCAGCGGTGGCGTGATCACGCTCGCAACCGCGCCTGCCCCTGGCGTGATCATCGACGGCGACGCACAGGTCCGGGTGCCGACCTCAGCCAACCTGCTGCCGCCCAATGCCTCCCAGGCCGAGCGCGCACTGTCGCAGGCAATTGTTGCCCGTCCACTGCCGGTGGACATCACCGCCCTGTGGGATGCCGATCGCTGTCCGGCCGCATTGCTGCCCTGGCTGGCATGGGCGCTCTCGGTGGACGAATGGAAGGCGTACTGGCCCGAACCGGTCAAGCGCGCCCGCGTGCGTGCCGCCATCGCCATCCAGCGCCGCAAGGGCACCGCCGGCAGCGTCCGCGATGTGGTTGCTGCGTTCGGTGGCTCGGTGCTGATCCGCGAGTGGTGGCAGCTGCAGCCGAAGGGACCGCCGCACACCTTCGAAGCGGTGATGACCATTGCCAACCAGGGCGGCACGTCGGCCACCGCGATGTTCGTCGACGACGTCATTGGCGAGATCACCCGCACCAAGCCGGTGCGATCGCACTTCACCTTCACCCAGGGCATGCAGGCCGACGCAGCAATCGGCGCGCTTGCAGCCGCACACGCCACGGCCTTCCGCCGCATCCAACTGATCGGAGAGTAAAACCCGCATGCGCTTGAAAATCACCGACGCCGGCTTCGCCAAGCTGGTCAATCCGCCGAATACCGGCACCAATGCCGTTCTGATCGCCCAGATCGGCCTGACGTCCACGGCATTCGCACCTTCGGGCGACCTGACCGCGCTGCCAGGCGAGATCAAGCGGGTCGCGACCTTCGGCGGCCAGGCCGTGGGCGATGACACGCTGCACGTGACCATCCGCGACGACAGTGCCACCGCCTATTCGCTGCGCGGATTCGGCCTGTACCTGGCTGACGGCACGCTGTTCGCCACTTACGGCCAGATCGATCCGATCATGGAAAAGTCGGCTGCATCGATGCTGCTGCTCGCCACTGATGTGCGTTTCACCGACGTGGACATCACGCAGATCCAGTTCGGCAACGCCGAGTTCATCTACCCGCCGGCCACCACCGAGGTGCTGGGCGTGGTCGAGCTGGCCACCAACAACGAGGCGGAAGACGCGGCTGACACCCAGCGCGCGGTGACTCCGCGCGGCCTGCGTGCATTCACGGACAAGCGCTTTGGTGCTGCTGCGCCCACTGCACTGGCCAGGACCTTGCTGTCTGCCGCAACCACGGCCGCCGCACGCACCGCGTTGGAGCTGAAGGGTGCCGCACTGAAGGACACTGGCCATGGCAACGGCTTGGATGCCGATACCCTGGATGGCAAGCACGCATCCGCGTTCGCCCTGGCGGGTGACTTCGCTACTGTCGGCCACAAGCATGTCATCGCGGATGTGACCGGGCTGCAGGGAGTATTGGATGCCAAGGCGGTCAAGGGAACCAATAGTTTCACCGATCAGCAGTTCGTGGGTGGTAGCGCGCCCTTGCTTGGCTTCGGCTCGGCCGGCGCGGAACAGTCGTTTATCGGTGGCTGGGCCAACACCGGAATCTGGCGCGTCTACAACACCGACCGCACTGCGAACGGTGAGTTGACCATCAAGCACGGCGATACCCCGCGCTGGAACGGCTCTTCGATGTGGCATGCCGGCAACTTTGCGCCGGAGTCGAAGATGGATGTGGCGGGCGGCACGTTCACCGGCGGCGTAACCATCAAGAACAATTCCCTGCGCGTTTCAGGCTGGGCTAACGTCGCAACCGATGGGGTCATCTACTTTGGCTCGGGCGACAGCTACTTATTCAAAGCCGGCCCATCGTTCTCACTCAAGAATGCCGAAGGTGGGTTCACTGCATTGTTGAATTCTGGGGGTGGCATCTGGACCAGCGGCAACTTCGACCCTAACAGCAAGATCAGCAAAGCCGGCGACACGATGACCGGAGAACTCACTACGGTTGGGTTGCGCGTTGGCTACGCTGGGAATGCGGTTGCCCGAGTGTTCAGCTCTGCGGGCGCCGTCTACTGGGACAGCCGCAGCAGCTACGATGGTGAGCTGCCCAATGCTGTCGCGTACTATCGCGCAGCCACGCATGATTTTCGCAACAAGGACGGCAACAGCGTCGCGTCCATTGATGGCGCTGGCAGATTCTGGGCCGGGCAGATTGGTGTGGACACTGCCTTCATCGGCGGAGACCGGACGTCCCAAGGAGCGCAGATTACCTGGAATCGTGAGGGCGCTTCCAATGGCTACGGTTGCTCGGAATACGTTTGCAACTTCGGCGGCGGCACCGGCGGTCACCACTTCTACGTACGACCGAGTGCGGGCGTAGCAGCCACCCGTGTTATGGGTGTTGATCGCAATGGAGCACTATGGGTGGCCGGCGGTTACGACGTCGGCTCCTCGCGCAAACTGAAGGTTATCGACGGTCCCGTGCCCTACGGTCTGGCTGCCGTCGAGCGCTTGGAACTGGCTACCGGTCACTACAGGCCAGAATACAACCCAGACGGCCGCCGTCGTCTCTTCTTTGTCGCCGAACAGCTGGCAGAACTGGTGCCCGAAGCGGTCGACCTGGAAGGCATCGAGTTCAACGGTGAACGCGTCGCCACGGTCAAGCTCGACCAGCTTCTGCCGGTCATGGCCAAAGCCATCCAGGAACTGGCCGCAGAAGTGCGCGCACTGAAGGCGGAGCGCTGACATGGCCAGCGGATATCGCTCGGCAGGCGTCGACTTCGACGATCTGTTCGATCCCTATGTGGAAGGCCCCGTTGCACAGGACTCCGGGCTGCGCGTGGGCGGCACCGACCTCAGCCGTCGCTATGCCCACATCCAGTACGGCAGCAAACGCGGTGACGTTGGTTACCGCATCGGCGGCATGGACGTATCGAACCTGTGGGCGGCGCGCGGCAGCGCCAGTTATCGCCTGCCGTTCCATGGCCAGGGCTATTCGGCAAGCAACGGCGCCAAGACCAACTCGACCGGATCGGCATCGGCATCGGTCTCGATCGACATGCTGTCCGATGGCAGCTACAGCATCCGCCGGGGCGTCGCTGGCGGTGGCAACAACAGCAACACGGTCGTTGCCTCCGGTCGTTGGCTTCCGGCAGGCGCCAGCGCCTCCGAGTACGACGTGCAGTTCAGCGTGAGCAACCAGGGAGCGGCGTACTTCAGCAACAGTGCACCGTCGTTCGCCTCGTTGGCATCTTCGCAGTCTGCAGGCGTGTCCGTCAGTGTGCCGGCCAGGTCCACCAGTTTTGAAAGTGCCTCCACCAGCATCAACGTCCACCTGCGTCGTGCCGGCGGCAACCCCCAGGTCTCCAGCTTCAGCGCCAGCGTCAGCGCCTCCGGCTGGGTCTGATCGATCACTGGGCCACCGCTGCAATTATCGCCGTCGTCGCCTTTTACGAAGATATACCCGTCGCCTGCATCTGCAGGCACACCACCACACCGAGGAACCTCTCCGAATGACCGAATTTCTCCACGGCGTACAGGTCGTCAACATCGACACCGGTGCGCGCTCGATCGCTGTTGCATCCACCAGCGTCATCGGCATCGTCGGCACTGCGCCGCTGGCCGACGCCGACGCTTTCCCCATCAACACGCCTGTCCTGGTGACCTCGCCCTCGCAGGCCGCCAAGCTGTCGGCCAAGACCGGCACCGAAGCCGGTACCCTGCCCGGCGCACTGGATGCGATCTTCGACCAGTCGTCGGCGGTCGTGGTGGTGATCCGCGTCGAGACCGGCGCCAATGAAAGTGCCACCCAGGCCAACGTGCTCGGCGGCGTGAACGCACAGACCGGCGCGTACTCCGGCGTGCATGCACTGCTCGCCGCCAAGTCCATCGTCGGCGTGAAGCCGCGCATCCTGGTCGCCCCGGGCTTCACCCACCTGCACCCGGCCGATCCGGCCAGTCCGGACACTGTTCTGGCCAACCCGGTCGTGGCCGAGCTGCTCGGCATCGCCGACAAGCTGCGCGCGATCATCATCA